ACTTTAGATTAATAAAAAATACAATTTTTAATTCATGGCTTTGGTTCCATATTTATTATAAACACACCACCCAACATAAAAAGGAATTAAAACAAACACAAGATAGAGTTATAAAAATTAGAGATAAAGTTTTAAAGGAGATATAACATGATAAACTTTGGAAAAATAACAGATATTAAAGATATTACTTTACCACTTGACTGTACGGCAGGTCTTAAACTATAAGCAGCAAACTGAGGCTGATAAGGTGCTGGAAAGCCTGTCTCTGTATTAATTAAAACAAATCTAAAATAATTAAATATAGAATTAAATCCTGGTAGTATAGGATCAAAACGAACCGCAGGGAATAAAATAGAAAAACAATTTGTTATTCCCGTTCCGCCTGATCTGTTAGGAATAGGGCCACTATATTGTAGTATTTGATTAGCGTTTGAACTTGTTATAGATTCATAAGTAAATTCATAGTCAATAGGATATCCATTTGATACAGTTATATTAGATACTTCATTTATCATAAGTCTATTAAACTCATCTATAAGCGTTCCTCCTGTTGAGGCATTAGCTATTGCAGTAGTAGGATTTACAAATTCTCCTACAGCTGTTCTAAAAGAAACATGATTTAACATCTCAGCAGCTGAGTCAAATTCTTCTGTAGCTGTGTATGTTAAAACTATTTCTAAAGGAGATAAAGCATCTCCAATTCTTGACTGACCACTGGGTGGGTCTAAATTATTAGGTAGAGTAGAACCATTAAAACCTGATGTTTCAAAAGAGTAAAATTGCATATTAAAAGTAAACTGTATTCCTTGCTGTATTGGTAAAGGAACATTGGATAAATCAAATACAATTCTACTAAACTCAGAGCAAGTTTGATAAGGAGGTGGTACTATAGGGCCTGAAACTGTATAGCAGGCTTGTATGTTAATATTAGAAGTTGTTGCTAAAGTAAAAGGAGGACTTATAACCCCTGTGCTTACTTGTTGAGTAGTAAGTTTAGATTCAAAGTCAATAACAATAGGCTGTCCGTTAGGGGTTGTTATATCATATCCTTCAGAATAATTACCCAACATTACTCTATTTCCTTGTACAGTTAATGACTGTGCTAATAAAGGGACGTTGTCAAATTGTCTTAACAACTCATCAGAACCTAATGTCCCATAAACTTTATTAGAAGTAAATATAAAATCTTTAAGTTCATTATCATTCCATCCTAAATCTTTTTTTATAAAAGTTTCTACAATATAAATTACATTAGAAGTTGATTCTTTATAAAGCAACTGTATTTCTTTAACGTTTTTTGAACCCGTGCTATATTCTAAAGTTGCAGAATTTGCCCTGTTTTCCACCCCTTCATTAATCATAGAGTCAGGCTCTATATTAAAATCTAAAGTATCAAATGCTGCTAAACTAAATAATGAACTTGCACTATATTGTTTGTTTTCATAACGATATCTATAAGCAAAAGAAATAAAGCGATCAGTTAAAAAATTCTCTTCTTCTGATGTAGTTTTAAAAAGAGTAACTCTTGGTGCTGCTAAATCAAAAATAGTTTGCCCTGTAGGATTAATATATGGTGAAAACCCTGGTGGTTTTACAATTAAACTAATATCTTCCTCAGTAAACCCATCAACTAACCCCGTAGGTGTGTCGTAATTTTTATTTATATTTATTACTCTTGGTGGGTTATAATTGTCTGTAAAAAACAATAAGTCTTCTACTACTTGCACTCCTGTAATTAAATATTTTGGGTTAAAATTTAAAACAACAACACTAACAACATGATATGTAGTTATTTGAGAAATAGTATTGTATGAAACTATTAAATTTACAGTAGTGCCATTAGGGTTATTATCGTGAATAAACCAATACATTTGCTCTCTAATAGAATCAGCATAAGCTCCTATGCAAGTTGCATTTGAAGATAATGGATTTCCATCATATTCTAATGTTGTTAATTGACTATTTCCTTTAGAGTTTTCTACAGCTCCTATGTCTGTGGTTTCTGTTGATCCTAAACGAACATTAAGTGCATTTTTATATTCTCCTGTTGGTATTAAGCGTTCATCAACGCTTTTGTTCATTCGTCCCGCTATAAAATTAGTAGTAATATCCATTTTATTTCAGCCATTTATCTTTACCTCTCATATTCATTAATAACCTTCCTGGCTGTATATTACTTAATCTTATTTTTGCGTTTCTTAATAGTGAAGACTTATCTTTTCTTGATCTGTTTACTATATATTCTTGTACACCTAATTTACTGTTTAAAATAGAAAATTTTATATATGCATATAAATATTCTTCAAATAATTTATTTACACTAATAGTCGTGTCATCTCCATTATTCATTCCATCACTAATGTATTCCATCACCACAGAACCTCCTGACATTGCAGAACTAAAATATATTGCTCCTGATTGCCTGTCAATAGTAAAAGTAGGATTTATATTAGCTGTTTCGGTGTTTAAACCAAATCTATCTCCTACGCCCATAGTAAAAAACCACTCCCCATCACAACAATAACCTTGCTGTCCGTTATAAGGCCCAGGCCCTAAATACAATTTTGATCCCCCACCCTTAACTCTATCTAAGTCTAATTGAGAGTTAGCAGGACGAGTAGCATTACCTTCTGCATCAAATATAACTTCTGAATTTGCGTCTTGTAAATACGCTTGAGCATACATAGTTTGTATGTTTTCCACTAAAGGAAATAAAACGCCACCTGCATATTTAGATATTCTTACATAATTTACGTAATCAGGAGGTAAAACAAATCTAATTTGAGAATCTACATTAAATTGTAGAATCTTAATTTGTTTCATGGCATCATAGTTTAATTCTTGTATACCTCTTTTAGCATGAAATATAACTTGATACCTTTCTATATTATTAATAATTTCATTATTCCCTTGATACATTAACATAAAGTTAGACACTATATCATTTAACCCAACATATTGATATGAACCCCAATTTTCTTCTGTAGGATTTACACCGTTGTTTTCATAATATTTATAATCAGTAATATATGCCATCTTTTATGATTGTGTTTGTGAATCTATTAAATCTTCTGTTTGCCCAAATTTATATACCATATCTTCTCTTATTTCTATTCCAACATACTGACATATCTTAGAGATAATTCCTGGCTTGTCAGACTCAGGCAATTCAAAATCTTGAAATCCTGGTAAACTTGGGTTAAATAAAGGTGCTCCACCCGAAAGAGTACTATATGTCCATTGCGGTGCAAAAGGGTATCTGACATATTGTGTTTTTACTTGTCCTGCCGTCATAATGGTTGTTGGATAAACTGTTATAATATTTCCATCTAAAACATAAGCAGGGTATTGATTTGATGGAGATGTAAGAGTAGAGCTTGTTAGATAAAATATTTTATTTTGACTAACTCTTTCTATTTCTGTTATATTTGAATTATTATATATAGCATATCCTTCTCCACCACCTGCAATATCAAATATTGAAGATGATAATGCTAACTGACTTGTAGTTGGAACAGAAGTTACATATGCTTGAGCCAAACTTGTTGAATCAGTATTTACCACTAAAGCTCCCGTATTAGGAAATTGTCCAATATTAAACCCACCAAGTGGTATAAAAGGTGTTCCTGTAGAATCTAATATATTAGATAAGTTTCCTAAATTTGTAACTCCACTTGCTAATATAGAAGGGTAATAAAATACTTTATTTATTAAATAATAATCAGAAGGCAAATTAAACGTATTTGCATTTGCTTGAATTAAAAAAACTTGTTTAGAAAAAGAATCTATAACCTCAACTAAACCTTTAACAATGTCAGCATAACCTGTTCCTGATTGTCTTTGGTTTTCTTTATTTATCCATTGATTATACTGATAAAAATAATCTTCATATATATCCAACTGAGCTTGAGTTGCATACAAATTAAAGTCTTGAGGAGATAAATATCCGTAATTATTTTTATTAATAATTGCTAATACCGTATTCCTCACATCGTCAATCATTGCCATAGAAAATACTTTTTAATCTTTTACAAATATAGCAAAAAAAAAGAGGTTACTTTTATTGTAACCTCTTCTTAATATTTTGAAAATTTAGTCTATGAGGAAGCTAAGACAAGTGTTTCAACAACAACTTGACTTCCATTAAAGATAGGCATTAGCACTCTTGCTGCAGCTGGTCCAGGAGGTTCGGGCATATTTACACCTATAGCTCCTCTTATAAGAGAGTTTTCTATAGCTGCAGAAACTAATCTTCCTGATCCTTGGTCAGAATGAGTGATATTAAGAACATCTAAAGTATTATTTGAATCCAAATAAATTTTAGTTGTAAAATTATCAGCACCTCTGTCTGTATAAATAAACTTATCTACAGAAAATAAAGGAAAGTTAGTTGATGACTGATCAAGAATAGTATATGCATCACCATCTCCAAACATTAATGCCGAAGAAGTAGTTATTCTAAAATCATCTACAACAGATAATATAGTTGCTGTAACTCCGTCTGTAGTGTTGTCAACAACATCATCTGCAGTTACTGTAGTTAAAAATGTTGCAGTTGGATCGTAAACTTGAGTCAATAAAGGAGTAATAGTAAAATTATCATCAAAAGCTCCTGCTGGTCCAAAAATATCTGCAAGTAAAGTTAATGAAGTTTCGCTAATTAGTCCTGCAACAGTAGTATTTGTTCCCGCAGTAGTATTATCTACTCTGTCGCCTATTCTTACTTTACGTGCTGTAAAAGTTGCTCCAGTACTTGTTAATACCTTTGGGGCTCTTATATTATAAGTTTCTCCTCCTTCAAGGAAAGCTGTTGAGCTATCACAAGTTAAGTTAGTTCCACTTCCATTTACCGCTGTAATAGTAGCCACCGCTGCATTATTTGCATAAATTTTATCTCCTACTAAAATAGCAGGTGCTGCATTAAAATCTGCAGCAGCATCATTTATTTGTGCAGGGAAAGAGGAATTATTAATGTCTGTAATAGCATATGTAGCTGCACCATTACCTGTAGTAATAGTTCCTGCATCTCCTACGCTATATCCTGTCCCTTTACTTGCTATTGCAACTGTGTTTACGGTTACTACGCCACCTGATTGAGCAAATGTAACAGTCATTCCTGTTCCTGTTCCTGTTGTAGCAATAGTTGCTACTCCAACAGCTGCAGGAGTTGGATAACCTACTCCACCTGCCGCATTAGAAGCAGTAACTGCATTTCCTAACGATGAATTAGTTCCATTTCTAAGGGTGCTTGATGCTCTGGAGTTTATAACCAAATCCATGGTGCCAGAAGCCACCTGTGTATTTATAGGTATTTCTATATATTTTGCTTGCATATTATTATATTTATTTAATTAATATTAAGCCCAAGTAATGCTTGTAATAACAACTTGTGTACCAGCTGCTCCTGCAACTAATTCAGTTGGTCCAGGTATAACTAAGTTAAAAAGAGGATTTGTCCATCCTGTTTGTAACGAAGAAGATACAGCTGAAGTAAGTAAGTCTCTCATTGCAGTACATTGCTTTGGTGTTGCAGCAGCATAAGCAGGTGTTACTGTATGATTTACTTGTAGTTCATCATAACCTGTAGAATGATTCTTAAAAGATATAGTAACTCTTGATGTAGATGTTTGTACTAATGTAGCAACATCAGCTGAAGGGAATATATTAAGTCCTCCTGCAATTGATTGT